TATTACTTGAATTAGCTTCCTCTGTTATAACATCAGTTACAAGGTCTGTAATTCTCGTAGAAATAACATTGCTTGTATGCGTAACATAATTACAAGTATCTTGAATTATGTCGCGTCCATCAATGGTATATATATAATTCTCTCCTCCGGTTTCAATATTAACATTGCCATTAATATCAAGTTTAAAACTGCTGGGGTTAGTTACACCGATTCCTACATTACCATTATTTTTTATAATAAATACTTGATCGTTAATATTTGAAATGTTTAAGATACTATTATTCAAATCATTTTGCGTTATGCTTACAGCTACTCCATTCGTCTCATTGGTAATATCAAGCTTGTCGTTTATAAACACGTCAGTATTAAGAATAGTAGTATTGCCATCTACTTGTAAATTAGTATCAACATTAAGAGAACCTGTTACATTTAGATTATAGTCATATTTATGATTAACTATAAACTTATTACTTGAATTAGCTTCCTCTGTTATAACATCAGTTACAAGGTCTGTAATTCTCGTAGAAATTACATTGCTTGTATCTAAAATATAGTTACAAGTATCTCTAATAATATCTCTACCTTCAACCCTTAATATACCATTGGAAGTATCAATATCCCCATATAAATCTAATTTATATATAGTATTTTCATCAATATTTTTATGTAATACCATAACATCAGTTGTATCGGCGTAAGTGTAATCTTTTACATAAAAAAACTTAAAATTATCATAATTACAACTTGAATATGAATTAATTTCAAGACCATTAGAACCCAAAGAATTAAAATGAATATTACTAGAATTTATTTCATATTCTTTGTAATAATTCTTATTTAAAATTTCTATTAAATCGTTGCCATTTGCGTCAAATATTTTGCCATCAAACCTAATATTACCACGCATATCTAAACCTCCTTGTAAATAAGCATTACCATCTTTATCAATTTTAAGAGGAGTCCAATTTTCATTAGTTGCGCTATCTAAATATTTAACTTCAAATACACCATCATAACTATATATTTCATGTCCTGATAATTTATTTAATTCTTTAATTTCGTTAGCAATTATTATATGTGGTTTAAAATTAGTATAATTATAATTTTTGATACGTAATGTATAATCATCATTTTGATTAGGAGCAGGAATATAATAATAATCGTCAAAATTTAAAGTGTTAGTAAAAGCAGTATTATATATTTCAAAAGTATCATTGACAGAATAATTTGTATTAATTAATTCCAATGACATATCGCGAATTATGCTATTAACATTATTATTAAATACAAAGTTACATGTAGATAATGTAATGTTAGAAATATTATCAATTAATGATATATCATAGCTATAGTCAATATAATTATTTTCAATCTCACTATTTTTAAAAATATCAGGTAATAAATTAGATGTAGTATATAATATATTATTATGTCGCTCGGCAATAAAATCACCATTATAGTTAATATTTGAATTCACTCTGATAATATTTGAGCTGTAGGTATTTAAATATATATTTGTATATACGCCGTTATTAATTAATTTTTTATTATCATATTCTGTATGCATATATTCATTATAATAAGTATTACTATCAAATGGTAGTAAATATATATATAATTCATTTTTAATATTTATTATATTACTATCATTAATAATATTTGAAGTATAATTATAATTATAAACAAAATTACAACTAACGTCATCGGGTAAATAAAGAAAATTGCTATAATTGTATGTAAAAGAATAATTGGAAGATATATTATCAATAAAAGCTAGGTTATTGCTAAAATTCTTGCTAATAATTATGTCAGTTTTTTTCAAGTCATTTGCGTATAATATATTATTGTCATAACTTATGTCAGGTATTATATTTATATTACATGTATCTGTATTAAAGTTAAAAATACAATTCGTAATATTATCATCATAGGTATTTGTATCAAAATTTTTCAAATTATAGTTATTAAAATAAAACTCGATATTTGAAGAATTATATTCGGTTAATATGTTTGAATGATAAGTTATAAAAGTTAGATTTTTAGAAGCTAGAACTATTGAATTGAATAAATAGTCATCGCTATTAGCATCATCTTGATTAATTATATTTAAACTATTATCTAGATACGGATATGATGTAACATTATATTTATAAGAAGCTTCGTATTTTTTATCATCATTGGTCCAGCTATTATTATTTATAAAAATACCTATATCTGTAGATTTTATATTAACTAAACTATCGTATAAATAATTAGCAGTGTAGCGATTAGTAATTGACACACCTGATATATTATGATCGCTTTTAATAACCATAGTTTCATTTAATATATCTTCGTTGAAACCGAAGCGCGCACCTTTTCTAATATTAACGCCGTCAAAAGCATCAATAGTTAAAACATTGGATGAAATAAATTCATTGAAATATGAATTATTGGCTACAGAAATATTAAATTTATAATTGTTATCAAAGCTGCCACCTGATATAGTATGATACATATTATTTGTCGCACCTGTATATAATAAATTAATGGCTGGAGCATAATTATTATTTGTTATTTGAATACCATATTTATTAATATCGTCGATATGTAATGTAACATTGCTATTATTATTAATGTTATTACCTATACCTATATGTGTAGAAGAGCCTAATAAATTACCATTATCATCAATAGAATTTTTATAATTATAAAAATTTCTATAATATCCGTCATTATAATAACTCATACTAAAATTGGTTTCTATATTGTCATCACTTCTTAGTTCAAACATCACCATTTTATTAACATTATTAATCATTTCATAATTATCATCTGTTATACTAAAATTTGAGTTATATATTCCCAATTCTATTTTAGCAGAATTATTAGTAATATTATTATCAGCATATGTAATAAATTTAGCAACCGAATAATTTGAGTTATCTTGTTTAACAATAATAGGAATAGCGTTCTTATCTATTGAGTCTACTATAACACTATTATTTGGAGTTAATAATATATTATTACCATTGTATTTGATGTCATTATTTTCAATATCATTGTTAGTATTATTATTATTATTAACAGGATTATTAATAGTAGTAATATATTGAGTAATTTTTGTTAAATTTGATAAGTTTGATAATCTAAAATTATAATTAGATCCAAAATTATCTATAATATTAATATTTCCATGAACATTAAGATCGCCGTAAATTGACATAGCGGATTTATCATCATAGTTAATTTCGGGATTGTTAACATCTATATGATAATTTGAAGAAATAGCATCATAATAAAATGACATACCATATGTCTTGGGCTTAACGGCTTTATCAATATAACCAATTTGTAGAGGACCAATTCTTTGAACATTTCTTGAATTTAAATCATTATATGTGTGATTTTTATAAATAAACCATCTTTCGGCATTTCTATCATTATTTAAATATCTATCATATTCACAAATATCAATACCGCTATAATCGGCGTTATTATTAGCACCACCACCTCTAACACCTCTATATATTCTAATTACCGAAAAATTGTTATCATTAGTTGTATTATTTCTTATTTGTAGAGGAACATTGACATCTTCACCATTCCAACCTAATGCTATTTTTTTATTAGTATAAAAAGCTTCATTTGTATTAGTTTTTTGTAATGTTTCTATTTCATTATTATTTTGGTAGTATTTATCAGAATTAATACCTCCTTTAACGTTGAAACCTTTCATATTCGTAGCATAAGATGTTAGATTATTGTAATTGACACAAAACTTGTCAGTTTTACTATCATATAAGTTAAAAAAATTCTTTTGTTGATAAAGAAATGAGCTAGTTCTATACATTTCATTGTTGATTGTTAAATGATAACTATTTGCGGCTATTTTCCCTTCAATATCTAATTCATATCCAACGCGCGCGGCATATTTATTTATAGCAACACGTTTACTATTTAATGATAATGTAGGAGGTGTATTTCTAATATTCGGCAAATAATAATTACTTGTAATTTCTGACATATCCGTTGATGGATAAAAATATATGTTATTGTTTTTTTCAGGTACCTTGTTAGTATTAATGATTAAACTATTATCGCCATAATCTAATCTGGATAATCTTCCAATATTAGCAATATAATCTTTATTTTCTATAGTATTTTTCATAGTTATATCAAAATTGTTGCTCGTTTCTGTAGTATCTTTTATAATGTTTAGAATACCATCAAATCCATCAGTTGGACGGAGACCGATACCCATTTTTTTAGGAAAATTAATATTACAATTCGCATCCAAAGAAGCAATATTACTATGAACATATACGAAAAAATAGTTAGATCCATCTTCGCTTTTACTATATGTACCATATCCTGTAAAAGGGTCATTTATATCAATCGGTGTAATTCTCTTGTTGCCAATATAAATATCATTGTTAATATTTAATTTATTTATTGTTATATTTTCAACATTATTAAAATTAACATCATTATCAAAATTTACATGTCCGCTAAAGCTGGCATTTTCATTTACAAGCAAGGATTTAGTATTTACAATATTAGCAACATTTAAATTACCGGTTACATCAATAAGATTAGTATTTATCTTGTTTTTTATGCTAATATTATTGAAAGTATAATTATTGCCTAAAAAATCCCCTTCTTTTATTTGAGTACTATTTATTACACTTATCCCTGAACTTCTGATATATATTTCATCTAAATGTTTTTGCGTATTAGTATAATAATCGTACATTAATATATCATTAAAAGATGCTATTCCATTTACTTCTAATCTTGTTTCTTCGCTATTAATTTCGTCGCTAAAAATTATTCCGTCATATAATGATTTGCGAGTAAATGTTTTTTTTGTAGTTTTATTGATACCTACGGCAACATTATTATTAGAGTCTATTGCCAATGCTGGAAAATCCTCTTTATTTATATATTGAGGCAATGATTGTTGATCATATAATTTATTTATATCTGATGAATTTTTGCTGACATGAAATTCTAATGGCATACCGCTTGTTGTAGATATTATAGCGGGTGATATATTGGAGCCTCCGATAATACCCATCGAAAACTTACAAGGCTCGTCTTCATTATTTACATCATTTCTAATAGATATATGAAGACTATCGGCTTTATTGTTAGCATTAGAAACAATATTTAAAGGATGAGTATTTATATATGTATCAACGTATCCGCCTAAAGTTAAAAAGGAAGGTGAATAAACATTTTTAATATTATAATTAAAATTATAAACATCTTCGTAACTTGTGTCAATACCAGCTTGAAAGGGTTGATTGGCAGATATTTTATTAGCACTTATAATAAATTCTCTAATTAAACTACTTGTTAAAGGATCCGTATTATTAATTACTATATTATTTAATTCTAGACCATTTGCTTTTATAATACCACTACAATAAATATTATTATCAACAAATAGCGAAGTTTGAGAATCTAAAAAATTAGAACTTGCGCTCCGCGAAGTATTAACAGCGACACCTTCAGAATTTACTATAAAGTTCCATTTAGTATTATTTTGCGAGGTTTCTTGAGGATAATAGGTTTTTTCACCAACAACTAAATATTCATTCTTATTTAAATCAAGACCATCAAGATTTATGGCGTTCCCATCATTATCTAATTGAAATCCTATACCAACCGAGTTAAGTTGTATAGTTGGTTCTATACCTCCTGTATCATTATAACTCATTTATATGTTATTCTATTTAAAAGAAATATACTATTAATATTTATATATAAATATTAATGTATAAAAGAAAAAAATGATAATATATAATTATAAAATATAATAAACCATGAAAAGAATTGAAAATATCCATAATAAAACAAAGGATATTGATAGTGAAAATTTACCATATAATAATAAAAACATTTTACTTCAAGCCGATGATTTAAGAAGATTATTAGATAATAATGGATTAAAAGGTATAGAGTTTAAAAATATCAATTTATATCGTGTAGCTTTTGTTCACAAATCGTATTGTACTATGAAAAATACTGATTTTGAAAAAAGTAATATTAATTGCCCCGAAGATTGCTTGCCACTCCAAGATGTTTCTTATGAAAGATTAGAATTTTTAGGAGATTCATTGCTTGGAATGATAGTTGCGAGCTATTTATATAATAGATTTCCAGATCAAAGTGAAGGTTTCTTATCTAAAATAAGAACTAAAATTGTAAACGGAAAAATGTTAGGTTATTTATCAGATAAAATAGGTTTTCCAAAATATGCTATAATATCTAAACAGGTAGAAGAATCAAATGGGAGAACTAATTATAAGATTATGGAGGATATATTTGAAGCTTTTATAGGCGCCGTTTATACAGACTTTCAAACGGAAGAAGATGAAGTTTCTTTGCCTAAAAATATTAAAATTTCACCTTATTCTGGAGCAGGATATTTCATAGTTGAATCATGGATAATATATATTATAGAAAATTATATAGATTTTAGTGAATTAATTAGAATTAAGAATAATTATAAAGATATGCTAGTATCTTATATGCAGCATTATTTACAAGATATGCCACAATTTAAGGAATTAGCAGTTAATATAAAAGATAATAATAGATTATTTACGTATTGTGTAAAAGACAGGAATGGAACTATTATAGCTACGTCAACGGGCAAAAATAAAAAAGAAGCTGAAAACAATTCTGCTCTCGAAGCATTAAAATATTATAATGTAAATGTAAATGAATATAGTTCTAATATATAAGTAAAATAATATTAATTATATCAATAACTGATATGGGAGATTTAAATATTACACATTTAGTTATATCGGGAGGTGGAATGAGAGGTGCTGTATATATAGGTGCTTTAAGATATTTATATTTAGAAAATTTACATAAAAACATTACACATATTTCAGGAACTTCTATTGGCGCATTTATTGGATTAGCTATAGCATTTAAATTAGATATAGAAGATATAGAGGATATTGTTAAGACTTCTATTAATGACAACAAATTATGTAATATTCCTTATAAAAATTGTATAAAAATAATTACAGAATGTGGATTAACAAATATAGATTTATTGACTAATCATATGAAAAACAAAATTGAAAAAAAATATAAGAATCTAGATGAAAAAATTACTTTTACATATTTAGCCAAACGTTTCGGTGTAAACTATTATGTTTCGACGACAAATATATATACATGTAAAAACAAAATTTTTTGCTTAGAGGATACACCAGATGTTTGTGTTTTTAAAGCTTGTTCGGCATCAATGTCAATACCTCTACTTTTTAAACCTACAAAAATTGGCGATGATTATTATTATGATGGTGGATTAACTAATAATTTGCCAATTAATATATTCAAAAATGTACCTTATGATAATATATTAGGACTTTTAATACATAAAAGTTATCATAAAAAATGCGATGATATTAATATCCCTAAGCCTAAGATTAGTGTATTATATTTATTAAAACAATTGATAAATATATATGAGCAAAAACGTGTTAAAATAGTGATGGAAGACCATATAGATGATGATAATATAGATTATTATTATATTCCAGATAATTATCCTGATATAAAATTAATGAATTTTGAATTTAAAAATAAGGGAATAATAATGACACTTACAGATGATGTTCTAAATAATTTTATATATTCGGGATTTGAAAGTATGTCAAAATATATAGAAAAACGAAGAAATAAAATGATTAATGATACAAATAAACTCATAGAAGCAAGCAAAAATAATTAATTATATTTTATGCTTATTTATTATAAAAGGGTTATTTTTATTTATTATTTTTGCGTTGATAGGTTTTTTATTAGAAAATATTTCGCTGTTATTTTCAATAAAATATGGTAAAATGTATTTATTTATTACGTCTTCGTAGTTAATATTTTCACGCATATTATACAATAATGATATAAATTTTTTAGCATATAATGATACTTCAACTGATATCTGCTCTTTTTTATTCCATACATCATTGTGATTAATGAAAAAACTCTTATTTAAAAAAGCGTGATATATTCTATAATAGTCTTTGAATAGGGTTAGATTATATTTTTTACTATAATTATGTTTTTTTGATAAACCAAAATCATATATTAATATATTATACTCGCAACTTTTTAAATAGTAGTCATTATTATATATTATGTAATGATAATATCCTACATCATTAACGCGATGATATAAAAAATTACCATAATGACAATCTCTGTGTATATATCCTATGTTATGAAAAGTAAGTATTGATAACATAACTTGAATAAAAATATTATATACAAGTTTATTATTTTCAACAACATTTTTAATAGTAAATAATTGTTTAAGATCTCCATGTGCTAATTCATTTAAAATAATGTGATATTTATTATTATTTATTTTAGTAGGCAAATTATCTTTAATCTTATTACAACTAATAACTTTGTAAGTTAGTAGAAAATGTTTAGTAAGTTTCTTTAATAGTAGTTTTTTTGTAATAGCTAAATTTAATTTTATCTCATTTAAATTAGCTTTATTAGATATAAGTATTTTTGAAACTATTGGATAAGTCCCTATGACATTTTTAATTTTTGTTATATATATAACCCCATAAGAACTTTCAGTACCTATAACTTTAATTAAATTAATTTTGTCAGCAATAGTATAACCGCTATATTTATTATCAAACTTTTTATTTTCAAGACATTTATTCTTAGATATATGTAATAATTTTTTATAAATATAATTATAATATAAAATTCTTTTTTCAATATTATATTTGTTATTTATATAATCATCTATATTATTATTAAATAATGTTTGAGATTTATTATTTTCCGATATAACTATATTATTTGTATAAAATTTTTCATCATCAATAATTAATTCTTTACCTCCAAAGAAAAAAATATTATTATTAATCATATATTTTCTATTATATTAATAATATAATATAATAGACTTTATGGAACCATATGTATTCATAATAGATTTGGATGGTACGATAATAGGAGATTGTAGTTATCAATGTGATATCTATAATATACAAAATATAATGAAGAATAAAATAAAAATATTTAGAACAGAGAAAGCAAAATGCGAGACAATATTAAAAAATAGTTATAATAAGAAATCTCTGTTAATAAGACCTTATTTTAATGTTTTCATGACTATGATAAAGAAAATATATCCACATAGCTATATTTTTGTTTATACTGCTTCTGAAAAAGAATGGGCTATTAAAGAAATAAATATTATAGAAAAGGAAAATAATATTAAATTTAATAGACCAATATTTACAAGAGATAATTGTATACTAGATAAGGATGGTAACATTAAAAAATCAGTTGAAAAAATAATGCCTATGATTAAAAAAACTATGAAAGTTAATAAAAATCACGATATATCGAAGCGTCTATTGATAATAGACAATAATCCAACATTTATAGATTATCATAACAATTTTTTGCTATGCCCTTCATATAACTATATTAAGTTTAATAATTTATGGGATGGACTATCTGAAAATTATTTAAAATGTAGTGATTTAAAAAAGTTTATAAAAAAATTGACGGAGGCGCGAAAAATGCATAATATTCCACATACATATAATCAAGAAAAGCAAGAGAAAATATATAAATGGTTGTATAAAAAACATAAAAATATTAATAAATATAATTCCAGTTATATTAATGATACATTTTGGAGGGATATTATTATATTAATTAAATATAATAATGTAAAAGAGTTTAATAAAAATATAATATCGCATATGGTAAAAAGTATAAAGGTTTAAATAGAAGATATTAATAATATAATAAATATGATATATGTAAGTTTTGACATAGGTGTTAAAAATCTCGCACTCTGTATATTGAGAAAAACAGACAAGTTGGAAATAATAGATTGGCGTATCATTACATTAGCTGATACTAAGAAGGAAATTAAAGGAATTGAAGACATATCTACACGCATTTATAATGAGATGGATATTATAATAGGATTTTTAAAGGAGAATAATATTAATATAGTGAATTATGTTTTAATAGAAAATCAGCCTTCAAATTTAAATGGTATTATGAAAACTATACAGCATATTATATATAATTATTTTAGTTTATTAAAACATTGGGATGGCATAGTTGAGAATGTGGTACTTGTTAATGCTTCTTTAAAAATGAAAACGCACGATTTTGTATCACATATTGATAAAAATATAGAGGAAGAAAAAAAAAATACTAAAAATTTTAAAAGAGGTAAATATATATTAAATAAAAAATTAAGTATTGAGATATGCGAATACTATATTAAAAATAGTGAGAGATTATTAGATATATTTAGTAAAAATAAAAAAAAAGACGACCTAAGCGATTCGTGTTTACAGGCGGTATCTTATATTAGAACAAATATTAAAGGCGAATCATTAGAAAATTATAATTGCTTATATTAAAATGAATATTCTTTTGATTTCTATGTATAGCAATGATTGGAATTGGAAAAAACAACATTTGCTATATAAAAAAGCAATAGGTAAAAATGCCAAATTATATATTAAACGATATCATGACACAGGAGGTATTAAAAAAATACTGGAAAATAAAAATATATCAGGGATTATAGTAAGTGGTTCGGATTTTTTTATATTAAAAAAAGCATCACCAAAAGTTCCCGATATAATATTTAAATACAATATACCAATACTCGCTATATGTTATGGGCTACAATATTTGGCTATTAAAAATAGTAAAAGAGCTAATATAAATAGTTTTAAACATGGCATGAAAAAATATGTTAAAAAAGTTAAAATAACATATCCTTTTAAAGTTAAAAGATTGGATTATGTTTATTATCATCAAGATTATGTAATAAATATAAATAAAAAGTACAAAATTATAAAGAAACTAAATGAAAAGATAGTTATGATATATAATGATAAAAAGAGAATACTAGGGATGCAATTTCATCCCGAATATATTTATAAAACAGGAAGGGTATTTTTTAAGAAATGGTTTGAATTTATAGCAAGAAAATAATATGCGCGTATTATATTTATTATATAAATTATTGTAAATATATAAACATTTGATTATCAATAAATATATAATATGTCATTAATATCTAATTTAAATAATAAAAATGAAGATTTAATAGAATTGAACAAAGAAAGTTTTAAAAATTCTTTTAATTTTAATATACCGAGTAATAAAAATACATTTATAGATGATAATTTATTTAATAAAAAGAAGATAAGTGATGATGTTATATCTATGTCATCGCGTTCGTCGCGTTCATCAAAAATAAGTACAGCTTCAAATAGTAAATATGAAAAAGCAAAATATATGAATAATATTAAAAATATTTATAAAAATAAATTAAATCGCGATAGAGACATAGATGGTTCAACAAGTGGTAGCGATACTGGTTATAATAAAATTAATTCTAATAAAAAGCGTTCTTTTATAAATGATAATGTCAGTGTAGCGGGAAGTGACGCGAGTAACGCGAGTGACGCGAGTAACGGAAGTGACGCGAGTGATGGGAGCGAAGCGAGTGGTAGCAGCGGTGGAAGCGATGAAAGCGGCAGCAGTGGTAGCAGCGGTGGAAGCGGTGGAAGTGACGCGAGTGGTA